TGGTTATCAGCTAAAGTTGGTAAATTTATAACAACATTTGCACTTGAACCCGTAGTTATCAATAATACACCCATCTCATCATTATCTAATACTGTATAATCTGCACTTTTACTACTTACTTTTACTCTTTTCTTACCATTAAAATTATTCATAATACCTCCTATTTAATTTAAACTAACATATTTGAATTTAAAAGTCAAGTAAAAAAGTAAATATTATATCTTGTTGTATTTACTTATTTATTAAATTATTAATAAAAACATTAAAATAATACTTGACATACTATGTATAAATAGTGTATAATAGTATTGAGAAGACCCCCCCTGTTAATTAATTATTAATTAATTAAACAGTAATTAAGTTATTTAGATACTTTAGTATTTATATACTAAGTGAATATATAAGATAATATATAAGACAAATAAAGGAGGAGTTAATGAAGATACTAATTAGTAAATCTACACAGTTTCCTGTAAATCAAGAAGAGTCTATTAAATATCAAAATAAATGGAAAGAAGAGTTTGATAAACAGTTTAAAGTAATTACTGATAAGATTAATGAAGATAATACTGTTAAATTATCGAAAGCTTCTAAAGATAAAAGATTAAAAAATAAAGCTAAAAAAGTAGTTAATAAACTATATTTAGAATTTAATAAAATAATGGAAGATTATAAAGTATCCCTAGACAAAGAATTTAATGAAACCTTTGAGCTATCTATAGATTCTAAAGATTTTAATATAGAGGAGTTCTTTAAAGAACACAGGGGTATACATAGGATTGGATTAGAAAAAAATTCAGAGAACCTTTTATTGGTGTTAGATGAATAGAGATATTAAACTTATTAGACCTAAAAGTAAGGTAGATGTTAACGAGTTACTTGAGGAGGCCCTAGAGATACTTAGTTTAAATCAAAAAAACTTACTTGTAAGAGTACAAAATGGTATGCCTCTTGATGGATTTCAAGTTAGGGCAGTCCAGGATACTATAAGAAGCATTGCACTGTTAAGGGACGTTAAACTTAAAGAAATTGAATTAGATAAAAAATTAGAGGAATTGGAGAATGAAAAAACAAAACAATTATCTGACGATGAATTAATAGAAAAAATCAAAAAGTTAGCTGATAGTGTGGAGGGAAAAAATGCTAAATAAGCAGCAAATTGAAAATTTACAGGTTAGATATTTAAAAGACGAAGATATAAATTTTATTTATAATTCTTTTTTAAAATCTCTTAAACATGCTTTTTCTAGTGTTCCTTCAGAAATATATTTTAATCACTTAAAGTTAGTTTTATTAAAAATACTAGAAAGAGCCACTGTCCTAGTCGTTCATCTAAAAGAAGATCCCAATAAAATACTTGGCTATTTAATTTATGAGCGTATAAAGGGAATATATGTGTTACACTATGTCTATGTAAAACATGTTTATAGAAATTTAAAAATAGCTTCTGGCTTAATTAAATCTAGTGGATATAGAAAAGATGAGGAGTCTGGCATAGCAAGTTTCCCAATTAAAAAAGGTGAGTTTAGTTTTTTTGAGAAATTTAATATAAATTATGACCCTTTTATTTTGTATGAAGGTGTTAAATTAGGAGGAGAAAAAGATGATAAAAATTAAGAGTGCTAAGTTTTTTAAGAATGTAAAGGTGAATAAAGATCCCTCTATACTTTTGATAGACTGTGAAAATAATAAGAATGACAAAGAGGCTTACTTTATTCCAGAAATAGGATTAGTGTGTAATCGTTGGTGTGAGCGGGATAAAGAGATTACCCAATTTATAGTTCCAGTTAATAATATTGAATCCCTTACACCCTATGAAAAAATAAATTTCCCTGTTTTAATTGGATTGGGACAAAAAGAACTTATAACTAAAGGATCATTTTCAAAATATGCTAAAGAAGAGATAAAAGAAGAACCGAAGCAAGATGAGGTAGAAAAGTCTAAGTTTTGCAAGAAAAAATAAATATACTTTTAGAAGAGTATAAGCGTAGGAATAACATAATTGATTTTAGTGAGAGTCGATTACCTTATCAAAAAAGGTATAATGATAATCCTAGTAAAAAGAAAGCTGTTGTTGCAACAAGACGTTCTGGCAAATCCTTTGAGGCTGGACTTAAGGCTATTGAAACAGCTTTACAATTTGAGAATTGCAAAGTTTTAATAATAGGACTAACAAGAGCATCAATTAAAGGCATTTATTGGAATGATATACTTAAAAAAATAGTCAGGGATAAAAAACTTAAAGTAAGGCCTCTTGAAACTACCTTAGAAATAATATTTGAAAATGAGTCAACCGTGCAGTTACTAGGTATGGACAATAAGGAAGATGAGGCAGCAAAGGTTTTAGGACAGAAATTCAAATTAGTTATTGTTGATGAGGCAGCAAGTTTTACTAGAGATTTAAAAAGAATTATCGAGGAGTTTATAGAACCTGGGCTAATTGATTCTGACGGGGAACTAAGGCTTTTATCCACCCCTACTCCTTTTTGTGGGGGTTACTTCTATGATGTTATTCATAACACAGATGGATTACATAATAATTGGTACACTGAAAAATGGAGTGCTTTAGACAATCCTTTTGTAGCAAAAAATTTTCAGAAAAAAATTGATGAGATATTAAAAGCCAATCCTAATGCTATAAATGAGCCTTTTTTTAAGATAATGTATCAAGGAGAATATGTTCACGACATAAGCGCTCAAATTTATAGGGTTAGTGATATTAATTATTATAAAGACTTACCGCAAATAGATTTTGTAATTGTGGGGGTAGACATTGGGTATAATGACAGTGATGCTATTGTTGCCGTAGGTTGGCAAAAACACGACCCCACACTATACTTATTAGAGGAAAGGCAGTATCCAAAACAAGACATTACTGATTTAGCAGAAAAATTGAAAGAAGTTGAGGCTATTTATCAACCTAAAATAATAAGACGTGTAATGGATGCAGGTGCTTTAGGTAAAAAAATTCAAGAAGAGCTAGCAAAAAGACATTATTTATATTATGAAGCTGCGGAGAAACAAAGAAAGTTTGAGTATATTCAATTACTTAATGGGGATTTAGCTACAGGAAAAGTCAAATTAAAGAGAGATTCTATTTTTGATAAGGATTCTAAACTTTTACTTTGGGACAAATCAGACCCAGTTAAATGGAAAGAGGCAGGTAATTATCATAGTGATGTTACAGATGCTTTTTTATACGCTTGGAGGGAAAGTACACATTACACTGAAAGAATTAAAAAGATAATTAGGCAGAATGATGCTGATTGGGGGGATAAGTTAGAAGAAAAAATGATTGAGGATTATGAGATGGAAAAAGCTGGTTATAAAGATTTTGATAAAGACGATGACTTTTTATATTAGGAGGATTTATGAGGATAGAAGAACTTTATGATTTTATGGTAAAATATAAAGTATTAAAAGCTAAATGTGGGGATATAGAACTTGAATTATCCCCAGATGCTTTAATACCTAAAATGACTAAAGAAGAACAAGAACAATGGGAAAAGGCAGCGAAAGAGCTAAATAAAGAGGCTGAGAAATATAATAAAATTGACCCTAGATTTTGGAGTGTATAATGCCTAATTACTTTAATTCAGATAGTCCTAAAATGTGGTATTTGGAGAAAGATGAAACCCAAATGCTAACTAAATTAAATAGTTATATTAAACAGTTACAAAGTAATCCTAGACAAAAAGACTTAACGGAGGATTGGAAAATATTAGAGAGACAATATGGTGTAAAATATAATGTTTCTCAAACTCAAGATCTATTTTCTGATAAGTCAACAGTACAAAGAGTAAAACTTAATGTTATTAAATCGGTAATTGATACTACCTATAATAAAGTAGGTAAAAATAAACCATTACCTTATTTTTTAACAAATGGTGGTAATTTTGATCAACAAGAAAAATCTAAAAATTTAAGTAAGTTTATAGAGGGTTGTTTTTATGAAAATAATGTGTATGATATTGGCAGAGACTTACTTAGGGATGCCCTGTTGTATGGAACAGCGGTTGTTAAAAATTTTGTAGACAATAATAAGTTTAAATTTGAGAGAAGAAAACCCTCAAATATTTTAATTGATATGGAGGAGGCTGTTTTTATTAATCCTTCTCAATACCATGAGATTGACAGGCTTTCAAGACAAACACTTGTTGAGATGTACCCAAAATTTAAAGAAGAAATTATGTTGGCTGATACCGCTAAACTAGAAGAGACAGACCCCTTTGAAAATGACCAGCAAAAAGATAATAGTATTGTAGAAGTATGTGAATCTTGGGTTTTGGCTGAAAAATTTAGTGAAGATAATATCCAAAAAGGTATCCATACCATATCCATAAACTCAGCTATTTTATTAAAAGAAGAGTATGGAAAATGCGAACCTCCTTTTACCTTTTTTAAATGGGATAAGCCCTTATTAGGTTTTTGGGGTACTGGAATGGCTGAAGCTATTCAATCAATACAGATTGAGATAAATAAAGTGCTTAGAACCCTACAGCTATCTATTCACTTAACTGCCATACCAAAAGTATTTCTACAGAGAGGCACTACTGTGCCTAGATCACATTTTAACAATGAAATAGGGGGCCTAATAATTTATGATGGGGTAGAACCAAAATATGCAAGTGTGGGAAGTGTGCCACCTGAACTAATGCAATATTTGCAATGGTTGATTGATCAATTATATCAAATGACTGGGGTATCAGTATTATCAGCACAATCTTTAAAGCCTTCTGGGTTGAATAGTGGTAAGGCATTAAATACCTTTAATGATATAGAGTCTGAAAGATTTATTACCTATGGCCAAAAGTATGAAGAACTATTCTTAGATTTGGCTAAAAAATGTATAGAAATGGCCAGTGACTTAGAGGAGGAAGGTATTGATGTTATTACAAAAGCTCATGGAGATGTAAGCTTTGAGAAAATGAAATGGTCGGATGTAAAACTTTCTGAAGATTCCTATGTAATGAAGGCCTATCCAATATCATTCTTTTCTACTACCCCCAGCGCTAAGTGGCAAGAAGTACAAGAACTTATAAATGCGGGCATGCTAGATCCGAAAACTGGAATGAAATTATTAGATTTTCCTGATTTAAAAGCAGTTTCAAAATCTGTTACTGGCCAAGAGTATGCAATTGACCAAATCATCTCTGGTTTTGTTAGGGGTGAATATGAGTCTCCAGATGCCTATATTAATTTAGAGTTAGCCCAACAAAAAATTCAAGATGCTTATGCAGATTATAAGACACAGAAATTAAATGAATCAAAATTACAATTATTCAGAGATTTTTTAGATGAGATAGCCATTATTAAAAATATGCAAGCACAGCAAATGGAAGCTCAAGCTGATCTAATGGCAGTTGAACAGGCTACACCAGTAGACCCATTAGAAGGGGCTGGGGAAGTCACACAAGAAGAGTTAACAAGTGATATGTTAGATCCAAACTATATGGGGGAATAAATGGATAATAAAATTTTACAAGAAATGAAAAATATAAGTTTAGAAAATAAGGAAAATAACAAGTCAGACTCGTTAAATAAGGAAAATAATACACCAGAATCTTTTAGTTTTAATCTTTTTGATGAGGAAGATAAGCCAAAAATAGATGAAAAGAATAATGATATTATACAGAAAAGACTAGATTCTAAGTTTGCTGCATTAGCAGAAAAAGAAAAATTATTAGATCAAAAATTAGCAGAACTAGAAAAAAAATCAGGAACAAATGAGGTAAAAAGTGATCCAATTAATCTTAAAGAATTAGCAAAAAATGATCCAATAAAAGTTTTAGAAGAACTAGGTATAAGTTACGAGGGGTTGACTGAACATATAATTAAAACAAATGACCCTGAAGCAAAAATGAACGAAAGTGTTAAAAACTTACATGAAGAAATAAAGCAATTAAAACAACAACTTGAAGAAAAAGATAAAAAAAGTGTTGACACAGAGCAAGAAAAGATGTATAATGAGTATGCAGAGAAGCTTAATGAAAAATTAAAAAGCAATGAAGAGCTAAAATTTATTAATGCGACAGGTAAGTATGAAGATGTCCTTAATGCAGTGATAGAGTACATCAATGAAAATGGATCAGAAGAGGGCATCGAGGTAATAGAGCAAAAAGCTGCTAAGGCAGTTGAAAAAATAATAAGACAAGAAATTGAAGAAATAAATAGTAAGCTAGGTCATACAAGCCATAAAGTAATATCCGACACAACATTGACAAACAAACATAAGGCAAATGCGTTTACAAGCCATAAAGATCCAAAAGACATGACAGAAAATGAAAGGGTTAAGTTCGTAGTAAACAATATTTTAGAGTGGGAAGATGAATAATCCCACAATGTCCTTAGGGGGATAAAATGGCAAATTTAAATATGGCTAGTTTCGAAAAAGGCTTAAAAGTCCTTTATGGTCCAGATCCATTAAGAGATTTGGCTTATCAAAATCATCCATTCTTAGCAATGGTAAACAAAAGTGAAGAGCTTCGTGGAAGACATAAAGAAGTAACAGTAAAACAGGCTCGTAATGGTGGCGCTTCTCGTACTTTCTCTAATGCACAAGCAAATGCAAGTGCTCCTGTTTTAGCTTCTTTCATTATTACTAGAGTAAAAGACTACATAGTAGCAGGAATTGATGGGGAAACAATTGAAGCTTCTAAAGGTGACTCTAATGCTTTCATGGAAGCTGTAAAGTTTATTATAGACGATGCTATAAAAGCAGCTTCTCATAGATTATCTATTTCTTTATTTAGAGATTCTTCTGGTGCTATTGGGCAAGTTAATGCAGAACCAAGCACACATGCTTCTCTTTTTGTTATTACTCTAAAACAGATCCAAGATATAGTTAATTTTGACAAAAATATGACAGTAAAAATTTATTCAGCTAAGTCAGGTGGATCAGTTAGAACATCCGATGGAAGCGACGATGAATGGGTTATTTCTGCTGTTGATAGAGATGCTGGCACTATTTCTTTGGTTGGTGCTTATGATGCTTCTGGCACAATCGCTGCTGATGACTATCTTTTTATAGAAGGTGACAGAGGTCTTGCTCTTTCTGGTTTAGAATCTTGGATACCTGCTGTAGCTCCTACTTCAGGCGATAGTTTTTTTACTGTTGATAGATCAAGTGATGCAGTTAGACTTGCTGGAGTAAGATTAGACATTTCTTCTTATTCAATTGAAGAGGGTTTACAGAATCTTGCAGCTAGAATTTATAGAGAATCTATTGGTAAAGCTAGCAAATGTTTCATGAATCCAGAAAAATATAATGAACTTGTAAAAGAATTAGGCTCAAAAGTTGTTTATAAGAACCAAGACGTTACAGCTAAGATTTCTTTTAAAGGCGTTATGATTGACACACCTGCTGGTGAAATCATGGTAGTTTCTGATCCTTCATGCCCTTACAATAGAGCTTACATGCTTGATATGTCAACCTGGACTCTTGGAAGTGCCGGAGCAGCAATCAAAATTTTAGATTTTGATAACAACAAAATTTTACGTCAATCAGATGACGATGGTTATGAAGTAAGAATCGGTGGATATTGTCAGCTATATTGTATTGCACCAGGTGCAAACGGTGTAGGTTTACTTTAATATCTAATTGTACTTAGTGGTTTGGGGCGTACCACTTCTCTACCTCCTTAAACGCCCCGCCATTCTCTTGGTATGGTACCATGAGATTAAATGAAAGGAAAACCATGTTCTACAGAAAACAATCAAGTAAAAGGGAAGTAAAAGAAGTATTTGCAAAGGTGTCAATTGGTGCCACTGGTGCTCCTACTTTGTCAAGCTCTGAAGGCATAGCCTCAATAGCTAGAAATAGCGCTGGTAATTATACAGTTACTCTTAGCAAAAAATATAGAAATTTTGTAAGTGCTAATATTATTCAATTGGCTTCAAGTGCAGAAGACTTAAATTTTCAAATTTTATCTGAAGATGTAGACGTAGCTAAGACTGTAGTTTTTTCTTGTAAAGCCTATGATGTTGATGGGGCTGTTGCAGAGGCAGATCCTTCAAGTGGCTCAATACTTTATATTAGTTTAAATCTTCAAAATTAAGAGGTGACTATGTTGGGTTTTGGTGATCCTAAAAAAAGAATAGTCGCTGTTATTAATAGCATGAAAAATGATAGAAATGAAGAGGTTAACCCTATGGAAGCTATAAAGGAACCTGTTCAAATGCTATTAAATGCTTTGGAAAATAAAGATGTGGAAGGTGTAAGTCATATGTTAGCTAAAATATTCCACATTTTAAATGGTAAATTTGAGGAATAGGGTGTCAAGCACAGTACCGGTAAACGAGGGTTGAAAGTATTGAAAAGCTGCATAATTCCCTTAGGGGTAGGTTACTAGTGCTTACCCCAACTTTCCTCTTGGGGGGTAAATGGCAAAAACATTAACACAACTAAGATTACTTGCACAGCAAAGAGCTGATTTAGAGAATAGTAGTCATATATCTGACAGTGAGTGGACATCATTAATTAATTTTGCAATTGAAGAACTGTACGATATTATTGTAAACACAAATGAAGATTACTTCCTTGATACTTATACTTTTACAACTAGTGGGGTAGCTTCTTATGATTTACCTAATGATTTCTACAAGTTAATTAGTGTAAATGCAAAAATATTTAATAATGACTATAAAGGTATTTCTAAATACACACATTCACAAAGAAATAGATCAAGTATTTCTACTAATAATTTTAGATATAGACTTAAAGCTGATCAAATAGAGTTTGTACCAACACCACAAAACAACATTGATTGCTTACTTGAGTATATACCGAACCCTGTTGTATTAGAAGATGAGGGGGATGAGTGGAGCCTAGAGCAATTTAATGAATATATAATTACGCATGCGGCTATTGCAGCTTTAAATAAAGAAGAAAGTGATACAAAACAGTTAGAAAGAAGATTAGTTAAATTAGAGGCAAATGTTAAATCTTTTGTTTATAGAGATGATTCGGAACCAGATGCCATTTCTGATATATGGAATAATAGTTGGGATGACGGTTTCTTTAATTAGGAGTTAATAAATATGGCAGATTTTGTTGTAACATATCCTTTTACAGATACTAATGAATATATAAAAAGTAATACTGTAGTTGAAAATGGGGTTGGTAGTTTAGAATTACAGGATGACCCAAATAATAGCTTTGTTGAAGATTTTGCAGATGATACAGATTTTACTTATGATTCAGCTAAAGCAGAGTTTTCTGGGGGAAAAGTACAACAGAAGATAACTAACATAATAGAGTCTTTTTTACAAGCATTTACTTCAGATACAGGATTTACATATGATAGCGATAAAGCGGAGTTTGCTTTAGGGTTACTAAGACAAAAAAACCAAAGGCCAACAAATGCGACCTTTGGAGCTACATATACATCGGATATTAATGGATCATGGGGGGATGGAACACTTACAGGAACAGCAATTGGTGGGGCTACTGTTAGTGGTGGAAAACTTGATTTAACAGGGGGAACAATAAAAGGGGTTAGTTATCCTGCAGTATTAAATGCTGATCATTATCAAAAAGGGTGTATTAGATTTAAGCTTATTCCTAATTGGACTGGTGTCTCCATAGGAACCCAGAGTTTTTTTAATATAGGTGCCGCAGGGGATTTGAATGGAATCTCAATAAGAACAGTAAGTGGAACAAATGATTTGCTGCTTCGTGTCACAAATTATTTAGGAAACTACATAATAAATGCTACTTTTGGGGGATTCTCCGCAGTAGATGGGCAAACATATAATTTTCAACTTAATTATGATTTTACATTAGGGCAAACAAGATTATATATAGATGGTATAAATATAGGTGGCTTACATGCGGGGACGGGCACAAGATCTGGAACTTTAGACAAATTTTATATTGGCACAGACTTCGGTGAAACCCAGTTATCAAGGTTTAAAATAGATGATTTTGAAGTATTTTCAGATACACAAACAGTGGAATCTTCATATACTATTCCTGAAAAAGATTATTTAGAAAGTGCTATTCAATGCCCAGCAATGGCATACTTATATAATATTGTTTCTTTTGGCACCCCAACAATTACAGAAGTAAATGCACCTAAATATATTATAAATGATTATGCTTATTTTAGTGGATCGTGGCAAGCATCAAGTGATACTTATGCAACGGCAATGAGTTACGCTGATTGGGTAGCAAACATAGCAACTTTTCCAGGTGCACAATTTGGAAGTAGTGTTATTGTTAAAGTAGTTTTTCAAGATTCAAATACTTTGGGATCAATTGACTCAATTTCTTTTGATATAAATGAAACGCATTATGTTGAGAGTAGTGTTACCCTTCCAGAAATGGAGTACACTGGTGTTGGTACTATGATTTCTTTTGATGAATTTAACACGACAGAAAGTGGCACCCCAAGATATATTGTTCAAATTGACCAATCAGGTGATTATTTATATTGGAATGGATCAGCTTGGGTGGTTTCAGATGAAACCTATGCACAGGCTAATAGTGCAGCTACTTTTGAAGCTAATCTAGCTAGTTTAGATATTGAGGGCGCAACAATAGGGCAATTTAAAATACTATTTACTGACTCAAATACTCAAAGTTATGTTGATAATTTAGAGGCAGTACTTACAACTCAGCAATATCCTTTATCGGGTACTTTAGTTACTACTGAAATTGAGGCTGAAGATTTTACTAGTTTTACAAGCACTGAAGTTAATACAGCAAACACAACTATTAAATATGCTATTTATGTAAATGGAGTCCTAAAGTATTGGAGTGGTAGTGCTTGGGTAGCTAGTAATGGGTTGGCAGCACAATGTAATACATTAGCTGATATTAACACTAATATAGTTTCCATAGTAAGTGTTTCAAGTACAATTAAATTTTATATGCTTCTTTCTACCACTGACCAGCAAGAGACTCCAACTATTGATAATCTAATAGTAAATTATAACTTTGGTGCGGTTGTAGGGGCTCCCGAAACTTGTGAAGTTTATGGCTATTATCTAGATGCTTCAGGGCAACCAGTTGAAAATGTTACTGTTTCTTTTACATTGGTTAGAAATTCAGGACAGTATAAAGAGGCTACTTCAAATATTATCGCAAAGAGCGTTTCCACAACTACAGATTCTACTGGATATTTTGATATAACCTTAATAAGATCAAGCGAGTTTGAGGGGGCAGGTACTTATTACGTTAGTTTTTCAGGAACAGGTGTTTCTACAAGCAAGGATGCTAATGGTAATAAGCTGCAAATTACTGTGCCTGATCAAATAAGTGCAAATTTAACGGATTTATTAGAGGGGGAATAATGAAGTATCTTTATATTGCTCTATTGGCTATCTCATTAACTGCAAACTATTTCTTTGGAGACTTATTAATAAAAAAAGAAGATGTAATTATATCCTTAAATGGGCAGGTTATGAAATTAGTAGTAGACAACCACAACAATATGATAAAATGTAAGAAAAATACAGCTAAAATATATAAAAGTATAGACGAAATACATAAAACTAACCATAAAAACACTTATAAGTTACTTGTTAGAAACCGAGAATATGGTATAATATTAAACAGATTATTAGAAGAGTATAATGGACTATATCAAGAATATAATAAATGTAAGAGTATGAGGAGTCAATAACATGTCAATATTTAGTTTTTTAGGGGATATTTTTAAACCAGCGGCTCAATTAATTGATGATATCCATACAAGCAAAGAAGAGTTGGGGAATATTGAAATAAAAAAAGCCGAATTAAGGAATAAACTTGCCGAAATAGAGGCCCAAGTCTCTTCAAAAATACTAGATCTTCAGAGTCAGATAATTGATGCCAATGCTAAAATTGCAATACAAGAACAAGTATCAGGCTCAGTCATAAGTAAAAATTGGCGGCCTGTATGTAGTATTATTTTTGTAGGCTTGTTAGTAGCAATGGGTCTTGGTGTTATTCAATATAATCAGTTCTTAGCTGGGATAGCAGGAAGCTTTTTAGGTATTTATACGGGGCTAAGGTCTCTTGTAGACAAAAAATAAAGGATTCACTATGGATAATAAGATTTTAGAGCTACTACTAAATGTAAAAGAAGATCAGACAGAGATAAAAGTAAATATAGGGGATATTAGAAAAGACTTGTCATACCATATTAAAAGAACAGATTTGCTAGAAATGGAATTATTAAACCATAGAGCCAATGTCAACATACATAGAAAACATTTAACAATTAAGACTATAGTATCATTTTTAACTGGAATATCCTTAAGTTTAGGTATTATCTATAGCTTTATAAAGGTAGTTATATGGCTAACCTCAAGAAGTTTGTAACAATTAATAGCAAGGATTTCGATATAAGTAAGCTACAAGATGCTATTTTAAATTATATAAGATCATTAGAGGCTAAGATCAAGGAATTAGAGGAAAGAATAGAGGAACTTGAATAATGGCACTAATTAAAGAAAAAATAAATTATCCCTTTGCACAAGGTATTGATACTAAAACAGATGACAAACAACTTAGTTTTGAAAAGCTTTTAGTTTTGGAAAACGGAAGATTTAATAAAATAGGTAAAATTGAAAAAAGATTTGGCACTGAACCAATAAGTATTAATATTTATGGTGGGGGTACCCTAAGCAACATAACTAAAATATTTAATAGAGAAGATGAATTATTATGTATAGCAGACAGTAAATTATATAGTTATTCTGAAGTAACTAATAGTTGGGTAAATAAAAATAATGTAAGTAAATATAAAATAAATACAGATACCTATAAAGTAACCAATGCTACAACTACCCATTACATAAGTTGTCAAAGTAGTGGCTATAAATTAATTGTTAGTGTATCAAGTTCTAATGTTTTAACTTACTCATTAATGGATGTTAATACTGAAACCTTCTTAGCAATACAACAAACAATAACTACAGGGATTGGTGCTCTTTACCCTTTTTATGTTTTTGCTACAAGTACAAATTTCTGTATAATTTGGGCAGAATCCGCTATAATTAAATATATTCTTATCCCTATATCAACATTAATTATGAGTTCAGAAAGCACTTTAGTTTCAAATGTAGACAACACAGGAAGTGTTTATTTATTTGATGCTGTGCAAAGTGGAAATAGTATTTACTTAGTATATAAAAATTCACTAACAAGTAAACTAGCAGCAACCTCATTTAATATTAATACAAGTGCTACGAGCAGTGCTGATATTACAGTAGGAACAGTTAGCTCACTTACGAATTTTGCTATATGTAGTAATAGTACAAATTTATATATTACATATAGAGAGAGTAATTATTTTTATGGTTTATGTGTTGACATCTTGTTTAATAATATAATATCCTCCACAGTATTAGAAAACAATTCTCTAACAAGTTTTACTGTTAGAAATATTATAAACTATGTGGAAGATTCAACACTTTATTCTTATTATTCATATGATACAAATACCACAGACAATAATTATACCAGCACCGTCAGACAAATAGTAACACCTATTACAAGTGCTCCCTCTTTTTCTACTTCAACTATAATTGATTTTGCTAGACAGTCAGGAATTATTAGTAAAATAGTAGGTTTAAATCACTTTATTGCGCTAGTTTATTATAATAAGTATAAAGATATTGATGGTACTACAGTTTTAGATCATATAGGAAATTCATTTTTCTATTTTCAAGATAAAGATGGGTATATTATTGGAACCTGCCTACAATATGAAATTTATAATGATGATTTAAAAAAATTTGTAGCGACAGGACAAGAAAATGATACAATTATAAGTATCCCAACCCTAAAAAATATTTCATCAACAAAACAATTAGTTACCTGTCCTATTGATGTAAATCTTGAAAAAATAAATAATTATAATATTTCTGGGTTAGATACCTTATTAATTTCTGGCTCTATAAATAAGGAATATACAGGTTTATATAATACAGAAAATAATTTTTTAAGAGCACCCAACATTATTTCAATTTCTAGTGTACCAGATGCAGGAGTAGGCCTAGAAGTAGGTACATATACTATAACAGCAATATATACTTACCAAGATAAGTTTGGAAGTGAATTAAGATCAGAAGTATCAGCTCCTAGAAGTATTACTATTTCTGCAAAATCATATTTTAGTGTCGTTGTTGAAGATAATAGTCAAAGTGAAAAAAAGTATTATAATATTAAATTATTTATTACAGATGGGACTAATTTCTGGTCAAAAACCGAGAAATTTTCAGAAATTGTTATTTTACCAAAATATAATGCAACAAGAACAATTACCATATCCACAACCACCTCAAATTTTATAGAGGATGACGTGGTCTATACAAATAGTGGAGAGCTTAATAATGTAAATACAACAAATGCTAATTTCTTTACAAAAACTAAGAATAGAATTTTTTATGTAAGTACAATAGATAAAAATACTGTCTATTATTCAAAACTTATTGGTGAAACTAATGTTATAGAATTTAACCCCAATCTTTATTTTGATATTATCGGAGGTACTGGTTATATTACTGGTATAGCATCAATGGATGACAAACTTATAATATTTAAGGAAAATGATATATTTGTAGTTGGGGGGGATGGCCCTGACAATACGGGTTCCAATAATACTTTTAGTGAACCAGCTTCAATTTCTACAGATGTAGGATGCATTAATCAAGATTCTATAGTCCTAACTAATAATGGCTTAATGTTCCAATCTAATAAAGGTATATATTTATTAAATAGATCCTTACAAGTTGAATTTATTGGTGCTCCTGTTGATGATTATAAAAATGAAACAATTAAAGCAGCACACTTACTTGATGATTATAATGAAGTTAGATTTTTAACAGAAAATAGATGTTTAGTTTATAACTACTATGTCGATCAATGGGCAATATTCACCTATTCGGGAGTACATGCACATATATATGATAATACTTACTATTTTACAGATGGCACGGACATTTTTAAGGAAAATGAATCAATTTTTACAGACGATTCTGATCATTACGCTCTAAAAATAACTACTCCATGGCTGGCTTTAAATAATATTCATAACTTGCAGAGAGTATATTGTATGTACTTATTGGGTACATATAAATCAGCGCATTCTTTAAAGATTACAACATACTATGATTATGATTTAACAGATACGGATACGACTACAATTGTATCAAGTACTGACTACACAACCTCTAGTGTATATCAGATGCGAGTGTTTTTTAAAAAGCAAAAATGTGAAGCTATTAAAATAAGTATAGAAGATGTACAGACTAGTAGTATAGGAGAGGGCTTAAGTTTATCTAATTTACAGATAACTTATGGACGTAAAAAAGGTAATAAATCAGTTAATTCTTATAAAACAGAGTAAAAGAGGGTTATATTATGGGTTTTAGTTTAAAAAAGTTTGCAAAGGGTGGTTTTGGGGTAGGTGCGGCCGCAAAAGTAATTGGTAAGGGTTTAGGTTTGACAGGTGGAATTAAACAGGTGGGAATGTCTAAAAATCAAAAAGCCCTAGAACAAATGCTAATGCAAAGAGCACAGGGTAAGGGCACTAGTGTTGCTGAATTACAACTAAAACAAGCACAGGCAGATGCACAGAAAAAATTAATGGGTGCTATAGCTTCGCAAAGAGCTAGAAATGTTGGACTGGCAAGAAGAGAGGCTTTACAGGCTGGGGCTGAACAAATGGCTGATATTGGTAATCAAGGAGCTATATTAAGAGGACAAGAACAACAAAATGCGCAAAATCAATTACTTGGTATGTATACAGGACAACAGCAAATGAATCAACAAACTCAAATTGCCCAGAGCCAGCAAAAACAACAGGGGTTTAGTAATTTGGTTAATGCTGGAGCTACAGTTGGTATGCTTGCTCTGTCAGATAAAAATGCTAAAACTAATCTTAAAAAAGATGATAAATCAATTCAAAAATTCCTTGACAGTTTGAAAGGAATGAGTTATAATTATAAAGAGGGGATAGGCGAAAACCCAAATAAAAAGAATATAGGAGTAGTGGCTCAAAACCTTGAAAAAACTAAAGAGGGGGACGCCATGGTTGAAGAGACCCCAAGTGGCTATAAGCAAATAGATTTTGGAAAAGGTTTTAATGCCATGTTAGCCTCTATGTCTCATATTAATGAAAAACAAAAAGATATGGAGAAGTTCGTTAAAACTTTAATGGATAAAAAGAAAAAAAGAGGTGCATAATGGCTGAAAATAATACTCTTGAACTAGCTAAAAAAGTGAAAAAAGCACAAGATGAGAATAGATTTAACGGTATAAAATCTTTACAGGAATTATCAGATGATTTTTTAAATGATTTAGAACAGCAAGAAGAACAAAAAAAAGAAGATAAATTTAATTATTCCCCAGAAAAGTTAAGTTTAGATGATCAATACAAACAAGATAAGCTTAACGAAGATAAAGCTAGTGATATTTCAACTAGTCCCTCTCAAATAGCTAATATATTACCTGAAAATAATATACAAATTGAAGAAACTCAACCAATGGCACAAAATGGCCCTACAATTGAAAATGAACAAAAATTAATAGAAACACAAAGGCAAGCTCAAAATCAACCAATAGAAGCTAATTCTGAAAGAAATATCGTCCCTACCCAACCAGAAAATCAAATTTCTGAATACGAAAGGGGATTAAATGCAGCCTTAGATATTAGGCAGAAAAAAAATGCTCAAATGATGTCTCAAACTTTAAATGAAAAAGCTGAACTTGAAAATAAAATAAATGAGGCTAAGAAAAATATTGATGGGGCTAATATAATGAAGTCTGGAACTATAGGGCAAAAAATTTTAGCTGGGCTAGCTGTTTTTTTAGGTGGTTTAGGTGGGAGTAAAAATATTGCTTTAGAAATTTTACAAGATCAGGAAAATAAAGTTATTAGTCAAAATAAAGACTTATTAGATAAGTATACTAAACAATTAGGAGACATAAGTAAAGCAGAAATAGCTATAAAATCAGACTTTTATGATGCCCTAGAAGAAAAAACTATGAAAATGGCAGAGATTGCACACCCATCACAAAAATTAAAATATCAAGAGTTAATTTCTGGTATACAAGAAAAAAGAATGAAAATGGATAGTCAACTACTTGAAATGACACAAAAACAAATGCTTTCTAGGGGTGGAAAATTAACAGAAGAAATGGCTAGGACACTCCCAGAGGAAGATAAGAAAAAAATTGTTAGAGATCCTAAAACTGGAAAATTATTAGGATTGGCTGATACTGCAGAACAAAAGAAAAAATTTGATGAGGTTACAAGTAGCACCCAAAGATTAGAACAATCAATTAATAAAATTGAAGGTCTTATAAAAAAATATGGAACTCGGGAAGTTTTAGATAGAGGGGCTGTTAGGGAGGAAGGACAGACAAGGAGAGAAATACAATTAATTTTAAAAGATTTTTATAAATTAGGAGTTTTAACAGGCCCAGATATGGGATTGTTAGAGGATGTCACAGGTAAAGGATTTTTTGATGTAACAACCTCAGATGCATCTAAAAAAGCTACATTAGAGGGTTTAAAAAGGTCTATAGAGAATGCTAAAAATGTAGCTGCTAGACAAGCGGGTGTTCAACAAGTAGGGTCTTCAAGCACTTTTAGGAGTAAATAATGGAAGATAATAAGTGGATTCAAGTTTATGATCCCGATGGAGTGAGGGGGGAAATTAACGAATCTGAACGTCACTTACTTAATGAAGGGTTTAGAGAGGTAACTACACAAGAACTTGAACAAGAATTATTAAATGAAAAATTAGCCCAACCTATTGAACAAGTTAAAGCGGGTACTGAGGGTTTAGCTAGAGGATTTACTTTTGGCATATCTGATCTAGTGATAAAAGAACTTGCTGACCAGGGCATAGTTGACTTAGATATGGTAAAAGCCAGAAAAGAAACTGGTGTGAGTAAAGGGCTTGAATTTGCTGGGGATATTGGAAGTTTATTACTTGGCGGTGGTTTAGTTAAAGGTGCTGGCTTAGTCGGTAAACAAGTTGCTAAGCAGACAACTAAACAAGTACTTAAAAAAGCTTCTTTACGTGGTGCGGGTGAGGGTGCGGTTTTAGAAAGCGCTGATATTGTTAGTGAAACTGCCTTAAATGAGAATCCTGAATTAACGGCTGAAAATTTAATAAAAAGAATTGGTACTTCAGCTATTTTTGGAACTATAGCGGATGGAGCAATAACTACTGGGGTACATGGAATATCTAAAGCTTTATACAATAGTCAATTAGGTAAAAAAGTAGCTAAAAAGGCTATGGATAAATTTGGGGTGCCACATGATTTGAATGATGCCTATAAAAAAGTTTTAGGTGTCACTAAAGTAAAGCAAAAAGAAAATTTTAATTTATTAATTAAAGAATTTGAAGGACTTCCAAACATTCAAAATAAATTAAAAGATATAGAAACTAAATATAATTCGGGTAAAATAATTGGGGTTTTAGATGGTACTCCTAAAATTAAAGAAAATCTAGGTAACTATGATGATATTATTGGAAAAGAATTAGGAGATACTAGAGAAACTCTATTTAATCAATTAGATAAATTAGCCCTAGAAAAACCTGAACTAGTTAAAAATATTACAATGAATCCTACTACTTTAATAAATAATATAGATGAGGTAGCTAAGGGGTACAAAAAGAGTTTACTTCCAGAAGTGCAGAAATTAGCAGACGACTTAGAAAAATATAAAACTAATATTATTAGTAGAATGAATGAAGATAACTCCTTTAGGAACATGGTAAAAAGTAGGATTGAGTTTGATAAAGATATTAGAAAAGCTTGGGATTCTGTTGCCTTAAGTAAAGATGTACAAAAAAATGTTAGAAACTCCCTTGAAAATGCCATTACTAAAGATATGGAAGAGATGGTTATTATCCTTAAAAATCAAGGAATTACAGACGATATTATTTTAAAGGCGCCAACCAAAATTAAAGAATTAAAGTCTGATTTAAATTTAGTTAAAAAGCTAGATAAGGTTATAGGGATTGATCCTAAAGACGCCGCAGATAAATTAAATTTATTACAGATGATTAGAAATCCTTTTAATTATTTAAAATATGGAGGTGCGGGATTACTTGGAGGGCCTTTAGGTGCCTTAATTCCTTTTGGTGCAGACGTGCTTGGAACTAGATTACCTAACATTTATATTAATTTAGCTAGATCAGGCATTCAAATACCTAAGATTTCTACTAAAACATTACCTAAGTCTATTAAAAATGTACTAGCTCAATCTAATAAACTAGGTAAATTACCGTTAGAAAAAGTAAGCTTAAGTGATGTTGCTGTTGTAATGGCAGCTATGTTATATGATAATAAGATCCCAGAAAATGAAAAACAGGCCGCTAAAAATATTTTAAATGAATCAACAGACGTTTTAGAAAGTATCTCTAATAAATTTACTCAATTAGAGAGTAAGGAAATTAATAAGCAATTAAATAAAATTAATAAAAAGGAAAATAAAATTATTGAAGATTCTATTGAAACTTTAAAGGTTAAATCTAAAAAGAATCCATTAGAAATAAAGGTATCTAACTATAATAAAATTATTGAAGATTTAAAAAATATAGATAGTAACCCCGATAACTTCTTTAATAATATTAACAAGATATCTCAATTTTCTGCAATACCAGCTCCTCAAATGACTATGGCTATGCAAGGTAAACTTAACCAGATAACTGAATACTTAGTGAGCAAAATACCACGAAATATGCTCACTAATCAGAAATTTCTATTTAAAAAAGAATTTCCAGTATCAGAGGCACATAAAAAAGAATTTATGAAAGCGTATGAATATGCTTTAAATCCTAATTTAGCTTTAGAGCAAATAGCCAATGGCAATATTGACTCTATAGCATTAGAGGTGCTACAAAATATTTACCCAGCTACTCTTGAAAAACTAAAAACTAAAATTGTGGAGAATGCAGATAAACTGCAAGATATGTCTTTTCAGAAAAGAAAAGCATTATCATTGGCTTTAAATATACCATTAGAGATATCTCTTCAGTATATTAATGAGTTACAGAGCGTTTTTCAGACACAGCAACCTAACCAAATACCTAATGATATGGCTAGAAAAACAGATATGAGTTTTGGAGAAGAGACAGATATAGAAAGAATAGGGAAATCATAAACTAAGGCCATAAACCTGAGCCTAAAAGGGGGACTAAATGTCAAGTAATAAAAGAATTGCAAGAAAAAAAATTGAAAGTGCTAAAAGTTTAGCAGCTAATTTTGTAACAGAAGAAACCAATATTCAGAATTTAGATAATGTTGGCTATCTTATTGAATGCTCTGGTATTACAGCTAATGAGGGCATCTTTACTGTAGAGGTAAAAATTCAAGTAACAGAAAATCAAGAATCTGAGTGGTCAACTTTAACCTTAGATAGTTCAATGATCTTAGCTAATGCTGATAATAATTTTGTTGTTTACTTAAATCAGCTCCCATTTACACATGTTAGAATTAGATTTACAACAAGCTCTAGTACGGATGGTATTGCTGATATTTTTATAATGTCTAAGGGGGTGTAAAATGGCCTCAAGTACACACAAATATCCCGTTACTGGGAGTGCCTCTTTTATAACTTCTGTCGCTGATACTACTAGCATAGATATTACTGTTGTGGGGGGCCAACTTACTATTGATGTAAAGCCTGGGGGGATAGATCATAATAGTTTAAATAATACTCATAATCTAACTACAGACATAGATCATAGTAGTATTACTAATACACATAACTTAACCACAGATATAGACCACAATAGTATTACTAATACTCACGATCTAACTAATGATATTGACCATAATAGTATAGCAAATACCCATAATTTGACTACAGATATAGATCACGACAGTATTACTAACACACATAACTTAACCACAAGCATAGATCATGATAGTATTACTAATACTCATAATTTAAGCACTGATATAGATCATGATGGTTTAACAAATACCCATGACCTAACGACAGACATTGATCACAATAGTATAGCAAATACCCATGATTTAACCACAGATATAGACCACAATAGTATCACAAATGCACATAACTTAACAACAGATATTGACCATGATAGTTTAACAAATTATTCCGCGGATGAGCACTTCACACAGGCAGCTATAAGTATCCCTGCCTCTCAAATATCTGATTTTGATACGGAAGTTAGTAATAATTCAACTGTATCAGGAAAACAGGACAATGTTATAACAACCAGGGGCGATTTAGTAATAGGTAATAGTTCTAATGTAGCGGCTAGATTAGCCATAGGCACAGCTAACAAAGTATTAGGCTCAGATGGAACAGATGTTTCTTGGGTTGATGCTGCAGGGGGATCGGAAATAATTGTAAATCAATCCTCTCATAGTTTTACAGTATTAAAACCTATTTATCATAATGGCTCATCTTGGGCATTGGCTAAAGCTGATTCAGAAACTACAGTAGCAACACATATAGTAAAACAAGTTATAGACACAGATAATTTTAAAGCTATCCAATTCGGTAAAATAACAAGCACATCACATGGATTAAATGTTGGGGATTACCACTGGGTTTCTAATGCTACGGCGGGTAATACTGTTACAACTGAGCCAAGCACTGGATATTCTAACCCAGCTTTTTATGTATTAGATGCGAATAATGTAGTAGCTATGGTCTATAGGCCAAGTGCCATTGGTAATTTGAATTTTTATACGCCTGAAATTGTTTTAATAAAAGATGTCAAGTCAAATGGCACTAATGGAGGAACCTTCACGAGTGGGGCTTGGCAAACTAGAACTTTGAATACAACAGAAAATACGCAAACATGGTGTTCACTTGCATCAAACCAATTCACTTTAAGTGCAGGTACTTATAGGATTAAAGCCAGTGCACCTGCTTATGATTGTGGAATGCACACATGCAAGTTAGCTAATATCTCAGATACCACAGATGCTATAATAGGCTGCGGAATGAGAAATGATACAACTGGAAATGGTTACACACAAACAACCTTAATGGGTGTTATAACAATAGTTTCTTCTAAAATATTTGAGTTACAGCATTACTGTGAGACTACAAAAGCGGATACTGGTTTTGGTGTTCCTTGTAATTTTGGAGTTTCTGAAGTTTATGCTCAAGTTGAAATAGAAAAAATAGGAGATTAAAATGAGTTTTACAATAGGAGGCCCTACAACTAAATGGGCAAAAGTAAGTAGTAAAAGTGCAGATTATACAGTATTAGATAATGATGAGATGGGTGTATTATTGATAACTACGGGTTCAAGTGCAAATGTTGTTATAAATTTACCAACTTTAGCTGATAACCA